CTAAAGGCGATGTCAAGGTTAAGCAGGCTCAGATTAATATTGATGCCGCACGCGCTTACGTGACCACGTACTTAGCCGATGTTGATGGCTTTAAGGCAGAGCTACAAGCAGGACTCAGTGAGGTGCAGTACAATACGCAGGTATTCCAAGCTCAAGTCGATGGCTGGCGCGCACAGGTTGCTGCTAATACTGCCGACAGTGAGATGCAGTCACGCTATACCGATATGAATACTCGTACCAACTTGGCCTATGCTGAGATGCAGATGAGCGAGTACAATGCCAAGGTATCTCAGGCACAAGAGCAAGCACGTATTGCATTGGAGGCTGCTAAAGCCGCTGGTCAATACACCTCGCAACTTGCCGCAGGTGCGATGAGTGCCGCGCATGTGTCAGCGAGTATTGGAGCAACTGGTAGCGCTAGCTTAGGGTCTAGCGATAGTGAAACTGAATCAACAAACTATAACTTCAATTAACTTGCCAGCCTGATGTAAATAAAACCCGCTAAATTATTAGCGGGTTTTTTTGGTATAAGCGCTCTGTAAATACGACGAACGTTAATAATACCAAGGTGCAAGTGTAGCTCCTCAGATATAAAGAGCACTAGAATTGCAACCTTAATTAGTCAATATAAAGAGCCATTCGCCATAAAAATACCCATCATTCTTGATGGGTGTTCTCTTTGTTAAAAAACACATACCAAATAAAAGCAATAATCGCTAAAAACACCGCAATACTTGCCAGCCCTTCGCTAAACGCAGACAGCACGTGATGCACCACTCGAACCAGTATCGCGTAAAACACGCCTACCAAAAGTATCACGACCCACTTATCAGCAGTATTAAACTCTTTCATTGTCTACTCACAACGCTTACCCCTATAAGGTTTTCAGAGGCTTAGTATATCCATCATACTTAGGTAAAGTCTAATTGAATTATAGGTGACGGTCATGGCACTGGATCAACGAAGCGAAGAAGAGAAAAGAAAGAGACGCGAGGTGTTTGAGCAGAACCGAGCAAAGCTAAGTCTTGGTGGTAATCAGCCAGCAGGATTTATGAGCTCAGGCGTATTGGCTCAGGCAGCGCCGAAAGCGCCAGTTGTTCAGCCAGCGCAGGTATCACCGCAGATGGCAACCAATATCGCCTCAAGCCAGAGACAGCAAAACATTGCTCAGCAGCAGAAAACTCAACTTCAACAAAGAGCGACACGAGATGCTGACGTACAAACTGCTAGACAAAACGCGCAAAAGATTATTGGCTTGCCAGCCGCGCAGCAACCACAAGCTGTTGCGGCAATGCAAACCGCTGTTAGACCAAGCGTGCAACCACAGCCTACCCCAAACATCAAACCGAGCAATAATACCGCTGCAAAGCCAGTCATGGGTATGGTGCCGCCGCCAAACAGTATCACTAAGCCAGCCGTTGCCAATGCGGCCGCAAAGTCGGTGGCTGATAAAGTCGCGCCATCGCAGTCACTACTCGATGATGATGCCAGTGTGCTAAACCCCGTTTATAGCGAAGGCATGACCCGTGGTAATCCTGATAATAAAAAGGTCGGTTTGTCTGTCGATAATAATGCAGCGGTAGCGCAGCCGCTTGCACCACAAATGAATGGCGGTAATAGCGCACGAGGTTTTGGTGTGATGGCAGCACCTAGAAAGGCTTATGGCGAAGACAGTCGCAGGCAAGCACTTGCTATGGACATTAAGCCATACAAGAACGGCATGGGACTAACTACCGGTCAGATAGCGCTAAAGAACAGCATCATAACTGGTGATGATGAAAAGTATGCCAATGAGCAGTACACCACACAGATGAATACCGCGCAAAAATTAGCACAAGAAGGCATGACACAGAACGGGGCCAATTCAAGAGCGCAGCTTACTGAGCGTGGTGCTACTTCAAGAGCTGAGCTTAATGAGCGTGCCGCTGGCGAGCGACAAGCCAATCAACTTGGTTTTGATAGTGAAAAGTTCCAGCAGACATTGGCTCTAGATGGTCGCAAGCTGGATCAGCAAAAGTCTAATGACCAGATAACCAACTATGGAGTGAATAAGCTTAACGAGTTCCGTGAATCTTGGTTTAATGCAAAAACGCCTGAAGAAAAGACGGCGATTGAGGAGCAAATGGCTATCCTTAACACTGGCAGCAAAGGTGGTGGTAACTACGCAGCTGTGTCAGGTGGGCAGGCAATCGATCCTGATACTGGCGCAACTTACGACTTGCCTATGAAGTCTTTTAATAAAGATAGCGGCGTATTTACTGACCAACCAACTGCCGAAAGAGCACCCAATGACCCACCTATGCAAGCCCTACAGCAAAGCGGTAAATATACAAAAGAGCAGAAGGGCGAGATATACGATATCTATATGAATGGCGGCGATATTTCAAGTTACTTAGAATAGGGCGGTAGATGCAATGAAAGAACTAGATGTCAAGCAACAACAGCGTGAGTTGTTTCTAAAGGGCGCTACCACTAAAGATAAGGGCGCTGGTGGTTATGTAAAAGATGCCGCGCTATCGCTTCTCGCTGATGGTGTGGTTGGTGTTGGTGAAGCTGCCGTTGGTCTAGCTAACATACCTACGCTTGGTCGCGCTGGTAAATTCCTAGAAGATAAAGCAGGGTATGACCCAAAAGCCACACATGAATTTATTGGCGGCTTCAAAACCGAGAAAAGCAAAGAGCAGCTGCAAGACTTTACTAATACCGAGGGTTTTGGAGGAAAACTTAACTACGCTAGAAAAAACCCATCGCTGATCGTTAATACGGTAGCTGAATCCCTACCTTCTATGTTTGCTGGTGGTGCGGTTGGTCGTGGTCTTGGTATGATTGCCCCAAAAGTTTCTGGGGTGGTGGCTGGTGCGTTAGGTGAGGGTGCGTTAGGTGCAGGCTTGCAAGCCGAATCTATCCGTCAACAAACCGAAGATGGATTACTAACGCCTAAGCAAGCAGGAATCGCCGCTGCAACAGGCGCGACTACCGCAGGCTTTGGTTATGCTGGTGGTCGCTTAGCCAAAGAGCTTGGTATCGGTGACTTTGACACCATTATTGCTGGTGGTGGCCGTACTGCCAATCCAGCTGCTAGCATTGCAGGTAGCGCTGCTGCTAATGCCTCTAAAGACAAAGGTATCTTGAGACGCGGTGCAGAAGGGGCGCTCAGTGAAGGCTTGCTTGAAGAGCTACCGCAATCGGTATCTGAAACTATCCTGCAAAACGAGGCGCTAGGTCGTCCGCTTGATGAAGGTGTAACTGACGCAGCCGCACTTGGTTTGCTCTCAGGTGCCGCGATGGGCGCTGGTGCTGGCGCGTTTGCTCGCAATCGCAGACCAGATGAAAGAATCACCCCAACCGAAGACATGGGGCAAGAGGATGTAGGATATGGCTCAACCAATCCGCTAGACCCTAGTTTCAGCCCAGCCGGACTACTTGGTAACCAAGCAGCACTACAACTAGGGTTCCAAGGTCGAGCAACCAATCAATTTAATGCAGGTCCCGATGGCGAGGTATTTACAGGCGATCAGTACAACGAGTATCTGGCACAGCAACAAGAGCGTGCGCGTACTGAGCGTGATGCCAATCAACCACAGCCTAGAAACTTTGATGATGTAACGCAAGCGCCACAAGGTTATGATCAGTACGGTAATGACCCACGCTTGCCAGCACCAAATGACTTTACCGTTACCCCTGATGGTACGGTACAAACGGGTGCCGATGTAAATACTTCTCTACAGAACGAGCAGCAGGCACGTATCGATGAGCGTGCGCGTCGCGCTCGCGGCGAGATAGTAGATAGAACGCCAGTACCCGAAGCGCCAAAACCGTCTGAGCTAATGGGGCTTGACGCCAATAAGGGCAGTCTATCCGCAGCGGCAGTATTGGCCGTTGATAGCGGTGCCAGTGAAGTCGGTAATCAGATGCGCGATGTGAATGCCGAGCAACCCATGAGCACATGGCAATCTGGCATGATGGATAGGCTAGATGGTGCAGACCAAAATAACAGTACCTATGCAAGACTTGCACAGGCCGTACAGAACGAACCGACATCGCTATCAGAAAAAGCGCGCCTTATGCGCGAAGCTAACGACATACCAAAAATTGATGCCGATATTAAACAGATCAAGCCGAATACTCGCGTCCTCGATGAAGCTCGCGCTCAAACTCGTGCCTACACGCCTGAAGGTAACGAAGTGAAAGCGCAGTGGGATGTGGTCGATGCTAGCGACCTTGTGACCAGTAACACTGACAACTTTACCATTAACCCTAACTTCCCAGCGTCTCGCCAGCCACGTGACCGCACACGTGCCAGCGCCCAACAACAAGTCAATGAGATTGCCAGTAAGCTACAGCCAAATATCTTGGGTGAAAGCCCAGACGTATCGACAGGCGCACCGTTTGTAGGTGCTACTGACAACGTGGTTGACTCAGGTAATGGCCGAAGTATGGCTATCCGTAAAGTCTATCAAGAGAATGGTGCAAAGGCACAAGAGTACCGCCAGTTCGTCAATGAGCAGGCAAGTAAGTTCGGACTTGATACTGACGCTGTGAACATGATGCAGTCACCAGTATTGGTACGTCGCAACACCTCAGACATGAACCGTGACGAGTTTGCACGAGCAGCGAACAAGCCGACTGCCGCACGTATGAGTAGCACAGAGCAAGCAGCAAGTGACGCTAAGAATCTGCCCGATGCCAGCCTACTATCGTTCAATGGTGACGGCAATATGAGCTTGTACCAAAGCCAATCGTACCTTAAAAACTTTGTGTCAGGACTACCAAGCACTGAGCAGTCTGCCATGATGGATGAAAGTGATGGTTTATCGCGTGAAGGCAAAAACCGTATTGAAGCGGCTATCGTGCAGGACGCTTACAGCAATCCCAAGCTGGTATCAGCCATATCAGAAAAGCTCGATAACGATACCACCAATGTACTACGCGCAATCACTGATAAGGCACCACAGATCAGCCAGTTAAATAGTGATGCAAAATCAGGCGTCGCTTTTAACAATACGCTGGCACGTGATATCGCTGATGCCACACAAGCCTACATGGACATCAAGAATAGCGATAAAGAAGTCAGCGACTATCTATCGCAAGATAGTTTATTGGATGACGGTCTAACTGATGGTGCCAAAGAGATACTAAGCGTGTTATCAGACAACAGGCGTTCAGCCAAAGCAATCGGTGAGAATATCCAACAACGCATCAATGCGGTCACTGGTAAGGGAAATCCAAAACAAGGCGGTCTATCGTTTGATGATATCGAAGATACGCCAAACGTATTGAGTGACGGTCAAACCTCCGAAGCTCAACCATTATTAAATGATAACTACGAAGCTAGCTTAGTAGGTGTGGACAAGCAGATCACCGAATCCACACAGCTGACCAATGACAATCCTACGGTTAATATTCCAGCGCCTAGACAAACACTTAACGTCAAAGCTGCCGCAAACAAGACAGTTGAGGAAAATGCAAGAGTGCCGTCAGAGCAAGAGTTGTCTGACGCTATCAGCGGCAACAAAGAGTGGCAAGACACGCCAACGTTAACCAAAGGGATAGCCAAAGAGCTTGTTGCAAGAGGTGCGCTGACAGAACAGCAGTATAGTAACGCGCAAACACAAAAGAGCGTTGTTGCTTTGGTTGATAAAGGTCTCAAAGAACTAACGAGCACCAAGACCGTTGAATCTAATGAAGTAGGAAGCGCGCAAGTAGAGCAGAGCAATCCACCAAAAAGCTACGCGCAATTCCAAACCGAAGTCGCTGACGAGATGGGTATCACCACCAATGAAGATGGTGAATATGATATTACTGACGCTCAATTTGATGCGATGGAAGGTCGGGTGCGTGAGCGTATGGAGGCGCAAGAAAGTCAAAGCGAACCTCAATCGAATGTAGAACAATCAGAAACTGTCGCTGCTAGCCCAACAAAACCGCCTCAGTCTTCTGTAGTAAAATCGGAAACAGCACCAGAAGCCAAAAAACCTGTACCTAAAAAATCAGACAAGCCGGCCGCGACCACTGAGCCAGTCGCAGAGATTGAAGACTTTGGCGAAAAGATAACTGGTGCTCGTAAAGATATGGACTCGTTTCATCAAAAAGAGATAAGCGACGACGATATTATCAATGAGCCGCTTAGCAAGATATGGCCTAAGAAAGACGTTGAATCGATTGAAGATAAGCAGCAGGCAGCACTTGCCACTGTATTTCGTGTTGCTATACCTACCAAGCCAAGAAAAGGCTATAAGCTAAGAAACTGGGTTAATACCGTAAAAACTTTTCGCGGTGTTATGCAAGCCATGCTTGGCGACTCCATTCCATTCAATAAGATTATGGATGGATTGATGGCAAGCGAGACCATGCGTGGTTACGCTTATCATGCAAAGTTGCTTAACGAGGTAGATAGGAATCAGTGGTCACGTATCACTATGGTTGATCCTCGTATCGGCTCTACGCAGAAAGAAGAGGACGGAACTCGCACGCCTTTCATGGGTTTTGTGGTTACGATAGATAAGAAAGTGCATATCCTTAAAACGAAAACTAGAGAAATGTCCGAGCTTGCTGAGCAGGTAAACGAGTTACTGGAGGGTGAAACCAAAGCGCCAGCATTGAAGTTTGATTTATACAGTCGTGGTCGTGGTGATAGTAAATCATGGTTTATCACACAAGCCAGCGACAAAGATAAGACGCCACTGATTGAGTTTAATGATAGAGATACTGCTAGAGCTTTCTTAAAAGACAACAATAACGACCTATCTGAGCTGTGGGATCAGCACAAAGAAAAAGTAAACGTCAAAAAATCCGACATTCGCTCAAAGGTAACACGCGACCGCATAGGCCTCGATCATCGTGGTGGCTTGGATGTAACGACTGAGCAATTCATGGAAGCGTTCGGCTTGCGTGGTGGTCAGTTTGGTAACTGGGTTACGCAAAACGCTAAAGATGCAACCACTCGTCAGAGCATGTTAAACGATACTTATGACGCCTTTATGGACTTGGCTGGCGTGCTAGGTATTCCATCTGAAGCAATCGGTCTAGGCGGCAAGCTTGGTATGTCGTTCGGTGCCCGTGGTAAGGGCGCTGCTATGGCACACTACGAGCCGTCACAAGTGATTATCAATCTAACCAAAACCAAAGGTGCAGGCTCGCTTGCACACGAATGGTTCCATGCGCTAGACAATCACTTCACCTCGTTCCGTGACGACCCCAACAGAATGACCAGTAAGGAGAGCGCTTATATTACCTATAAGCCTGAACCTATGCTGATAATGAAAGATCAGAACGGTAAACCTAGTCGTATGCGTCCGATGACTGACGCGCGTCGCAAGCAAATTTACGACATGAATCAGAACCACGCTTATCTACCTGAAAACTTTATGCCTGATCCTAACCATAAAGAGGGCGTTCGACCAAAAGTTGAAGAGGTGTTTGCTGATCTGGTCAAGGCGTTAGACGAATCTCCAATGAAATCTCGTGCTATGACCATCGATAAAGGCGCCGTTGACGGTTATTGGTCACGCATTATTGAGCGTGCAGCGCGTGCTTTTGAAAGCTATATCATTAACAAGTTAGACAAGCAAGGTGCTCGTAGCGACTTCTTAGCCAATGTCACACCAGAGGATGCTTTCCCTCGCAATATGGACAGATACCCATATTTGCTAGAAAGCGAGATGGCACCGGTTGCTGAAGCGTTTGATAATCTGTTTGCCACCATTGATAGCAGGGCGTCAGAAGACGGTAACGGCAAGACTTTGTTTAGCCGCGCAGGACAGATGAGTCAAACGATTGGGAATATAAAGGCCAATGCGATAGGCTCAACCAACACCACTCGCCAGCAAGTCATTGCCAAGTTGAGCGATAAATTTGGCAAAGAAACTATCAGTAAGCTCATGACTGACGGCAAGCTTGATATCAAGGTGCTGTCTGATTTTGTGCGAAACGGCAGACTCACTATCCCTAGTGATGTCGATGGCTTATACCTAAATGGCAAGGCGACTTTGATTGCGGACAACTTATCTGACGAAATGATAATCCCAACCTTCCTGCATGAGCTTGGTGGTCATGGCGGTATGCAGTCGCTGATGGATAAAAAAACTTACAACGCACTAATGAAAGACTTTGATGCGCTCGTAGCAGCGGGCGACCCATTGGCTGTGCAAGCAAAAGCTATCGCTGACAAGGTTGCACGTAGTAAGCAAGAGGCGTTAGACGAATATCTGCCTTACCTGCTAACACTCGCGTCACGCCAGCAGGCAAGGCAGGGCAAGATTGCTGGCATGATTAATCGTATGGTCATGGCGGTTCGTTCGTTTTTGCGCAATATGCTAGGCGCGTCGATCAAGATTAACTCGCAAGATATTTTATCACTCGCTGAGCGCATGGTAAATGAGGTTGAAAAACAAAATTCAGCGTTTGATTCCATGAGCGCCATGCCACAGTTTAGTGATCCGAAAAATCCTGACATCAGGTTTAGCCGCGCCGCTGGCATGGACGATCAGTTTGATCCACGCAATATCGCTCGTGAATCCATGACACGCCTTTACGACTGGGCATCATCTAACCCACCAGGCAAGCTTTCTTGGTGGCACAAAACACTAGGTACGATGTATAACTTGGCACAGCGTAACCCTTACTTTAAGCCAGTGTTTGAAAACACTGAGAAGTTTATCAACGACGTATCTTACTACGCCTCAAAAGCCAGTGAGTTTGCGCCTAGATTGTTGCCACAGCTTGACTCGCTACGTGATATCACAAAGTCTGCTATCGGTGCCAAGGACAATGAGGCGCTAAGCAAACCTATCTTTGAGGGTACATTGCTATGGGGCCGCGACCTTGATGGCAAGGCGGTACTTATTGAAGACTGGCGTAAAAAAACCATGTCAGCTTCAAAGCAAGATAGATTGAAGATGTTACAAGATGTAGGGAGAATCACGCCAGCGCAGTTGCAAGAGCTTGCCACGCTAAATAACATTCAAGCCAACCGCTTTATCAATGGCATTATCGATGAAGAAGTGAACGCTGGCCTTGTCTGGACGGATAACGAGCTGAGTTCTAAGTTTGACTTGAACGATGAGCAAATTGGATTGTATCGTGAGTTCCGCGCAGCTACCGATAAGAGCCTTGACAGCTTGACGCGCTCAGACATGCTGCGTCGCTTGGGTAAAGATGCCAACGATATCGAAGCGGCAGTCATGGAGGCTGGCACGTTACGCGAGGCGGTCTTTACTATCGAGCAGCATATCAACGGACTCATACAAGCCAGCCCGAAAAAAGAAAAAGCGCTCAAAGGTATGTTGAAAGATATCAAAGAGTCGCAGTTCCGCACCAATAAACTCAAAGACGATGGCTATGCACCGCTGTCACGCTTTGGTCAATACACGGTTGACGTGGTAGATAGCGATGGCAATCGTGAATACTTCGGCATGTTTGAATCCGCTTATGACGCTCGTAAGATGGAAGAGGATATGAAAGCGCTGTACGACGACCCAGTAACTCATACCGTCAGTCGTGGCGCTTTGTCTAAAGAAGAGTTTAAATTATTCGCTGGCGTGACGCCGGAAACGGCTGAATTGTTTGGGGAAATGCTAGGGCTTGATGCTACTGGTGACAAAGCCGCTGACGAGGCATTCCAAGAGTATCTAAAACGCACCAAGAACAACCGTAGCGCCATGAAGCGCCTAATGCACCGTAAAGGTATCAAAGGGTACAGTGAGGACGTTGGGCGCGTACTTGCCTCGTTCATCTACTCTAATGCACGTCATACCTCTGCCGCACTTAACATGGGCAACCTTGATCGTAGTATTGCAGACATACCAAAAGGTGAAGGGCAGTTAAAAGATGCAGCCGTTAAATTGGCGCAGTACATTAAAAACCCACAAGAGGAGGGGCAGGTTATCCGTGGCTGGATGTTTGCGCAATACTTAGGTGGTTCTGTCGCCTCAGCCGTGGTCAACTTAACACAGCCTATCGCGGTATCATTCCCATACCTATCTCAGTTTGGTGGTGCAGTCAAAGCAGCGGCACAGCTTAGCAAGTCATCAACCGATTGGGGTAAGTCGCTGAGGAATAAGAACAACGATCACTTTGAAGCAGACTTACGAGATGCGATTGAACGTGCAGAGGCGGATGGCACGCTGTCACCGCAAGAGGTTCATAACCTTATGAAGATGGCGAGTGGTAAAAACCCACTACGCGCAGGCGATGGCACCAAACTTGGCAACGCGAAAGCGCTGGCAGGTAACTCGCTGTCACGTGTCAGTCTGGCATGGGGTTCATTGTTTAGTTTGGCAGAACAGGTCAACCGCCGTGTGACATTTGTGGCAGCTTACCGCATGGCAAAAGAGCAAGGCATGGACAATCCAGCAGAGTTTGCGACCAACTCAATCAAAGAGACGCAGTTTGTTTACAACAAAGCCAGTCGCATGAATTGGGGGCGCGGCGCTGTTGGTGGCACGCTTATGACCTTTAAGACTTACACCGTCTCATACATGGAGCTGATGCACAGATTATGGACGCAGGGCGAGAAAGGATCGACTGAGCGTGCAGCTGGACGTAAGGCGGTCGGTATTATGATTGGTACGTTGTTCTTACTGGGCGGTGCTGGCGGTTTGCCATTTATGGAAGATGCTGAAGACTTGGTAGATGGCATCGGGCAGATCATGGGCTATAACTTCTCATCCAAAAAGGTACGCCAAGCGTTCTTAGATGAATGGATGGGAGAAATGATGGGAGACTTTATTGATGGCGGTATCTCGAGCGTATCAGGCTCGCCAACCGATGTATCAGGTCGCTTAGGTCTTGGCAATCTAATACCGGGCACAGGTATCTTTAAAGAGCGCACGAGTAATTCGCGTGATGTACTCGAGATAGTTGGTCCTGCTGGTGACTTTGTGGGGCGTGTTGCTACCGGCACAAGAGATATTGCTAAAGGTGTTGCCAATCTTGATAGTACCAGCCTTAAAAAAGGCGCATTAGAGTTTGCCCCTACCGCAGTAAGAAACGCTGTGAAAGGTACTGGCATGGCAACGTCTGGTATCTATAAAGACACCAAAGGCTATAAGGTCGCTGATGTCACACCAGTTGATGCTGCATTTAAGTTCTTTGGCTTCCAGCCACGCGATATCTCTAAGATACAAGAGGCTAACTATCTTGGGCAGTCATCAACCTCTTACTATAATCTGCGTGCCTCAAGTATCAGAGCGCTTTGGGCGGCTGGCGTGGTCGAGGGTAATAGCAGTAAGGTTTCTGATGCGAGATCCGCTGTCAAAGACTGGAATAACAAAAACCCTAATCAAAAGATCATCATTAAGCCAACCGATATCGCAAGACGTGTGCGCGAGATGAAGATGGATAAGGTGGATCGAGTAATCAAGCGAGCACCCAAGACAGGTCGTGGTACATTGGCGCAAGAGTTGAACGGTGTGCGTGACGGCATGTAGTCCAACTGTTCGGAATACCCCAACACTTCAAAGCTCACCCTAAGCGGTGGGCTTTTTTGTGCCTGCCTTTTCAATGCACCCCTATAAGGTTCGCCAGCCAGCGCCTACCTTGATTAAATAGTGGTTATTGAAATCAAATTTAATTTTATTGGCCAATAAGGATTGACTGATGCCTGACTATAGTGGTTTACCCGCAGAAACTATTAATGCTGTTATCAAAGCTTATGGGATGGTGATTGACGATTTGATTGGGATCAGTAATCCGTTATCGTGCTATGACCACAACCAAGTCATTACCGATATTAGAAAGTCTCAATGGGAATGTAATAGCCTGACTCATTCAGATGATCTATCTCAGATGCTAGAAGATGAACACCCAGAAGCAGGCAAGATGGTTCGCGAATACTTCAAGTCAATAGTGCCACATGACGAAGATGTAGAAGACTACAAAAACAGATAATCCAATCAACATTAAGAATTATTAGTCGGTTGAGCTATCAAGTAAATAGTGACTATTGAAAAGATATATAAACCTATTAATCAGAAAAAGGATAAACCATGGAGTGCATTACGTTGGCGCAAGCCGAGCCGTACATCGTAGGTCTTGCTGCTGGATTTATTCTTGCAAGACTATCTGTTGGTGGTTTTTGGAATCTAATAAAACCTTCAAACAAAACTACCAACAAGGACTAATTATGCCTAAGTCTCGTAAGAAGCCAACCATTATTAAAGCACTGGTATTCACCGATGAGCCAGCCCGATTAATAGAGTTTTCTAAGTTCATAAGTGGAAAAACCGACTGGCTGAAGATTAGCTATGAAGACCGCGAAAACCCTAAAATGACTATCGATAACTCTAGCGGTGCCATGCAAGCCAGCATAGGTGATTACGTTGTTAAGGGCGCTAATGGGGAGTTTTATCCAGTAAAGGCAGATGTGTTTGAAAAGACTTACGAGCATGTTGGCAAAAACGAATACATCAAACGCTAACACTATTAGAAAACTAAGAAAGGATTAATTATGACAGACGTAAAAAACACAGTGACCAAAGAGCAGTTAGATGAATTGGTTGCTAAAAGTAAGATTGAGTATGCAGTATTCGGCAAAAAGCTAACGGTAGCGGTTATTACTCTGCCAAGTAAGTTTAAGGTGACTGGTGAGGCTTCTTGTGTTGATGCGAAAAACTTTAACAAGGAACTTGGTGAGACATATGCGCTTGAGAATGCCATTAAAAAACTATGGGAGCTTGAAGGTTATCTTTTGGCCAATAAGTTATGCACAGCACCTTCCGATCCCGACCACGAATTGACCGAAGATGAAGTTGCTACGCTGGCGAGTGGTGGCTCGTTATGTGATTGCTGTGAGTTTGTGCAAGTAGGTGGCGACTGTCCTATTGAAGAAGGTGATGAGTTTGATTTTGGCTCAGCTGTCTACTTGCTAAAGATGGGCAAAAAAGTCGCTCGTGCTGGCTGGAACGGCAAGGGCATGTATGTTTATTACGTGCCAGCCGCAAGTTACCCAGTAGAGCGCAACAACCTAGAAACGATGGGCGGTGAGTTTGAAAACGATATGGTGCCATACCGTGAATATCTCGCACTCAAAACCGCGCAAGGTGACGTAGCAACATGGTCACCCAGTGTGTCAGACGCACTCGCAACCGACTGGTGCCTCGCTTAAATCACACGCAGTAAAGGACAAATCAATGACCATTAGAGCAGCCTTCGGCAATGGCATTATCGCAGTAGGCGGTTATGTTGCCACCAAAGCCGCCGCATTATCTGCCGCAGATATCACCGCCCCGTCGGTTGTTGAGGTCGTGCCAACAAACAATGTGTACCTATTTCAATTAGCTGACCCTTATTTACTGGTCGGCTTTACCGTACCTAACTGGCTTGGTGTGGTGTTCTTTGTGATTGCGCTTATCTTTGGCACCATCATGGGAATGAATCAACCAACGCCTATCGACGATAAATTTAAACGCTCTTATCTAAAGCCGTTTTATAGCTTGTCGTTCGGTATATTAATCACCTTATTCGTTGTGCCAATTTTTTACCCAGACATTACTATCTGGAGCCTTATTGTTCCGGCTGGGTTTTGCGCTGCTATCGGCTCAGTGGTTATTTATTACGTGATTGCTTTCTTTACGGGTGAAAAACTGTGGGCGCTTATCAATACAGAGGCCCATAGCTCTGCGCCTGAAATGATAAAGGCTGTCTTTGGTTACCTTAAAGGTATCTTGATGGCGTTTGTCGGGAGGAATGATAAATGATCGTCTTCAATTTAGATTTTTTAAGTACGATTCTTGCTGTTATTGGTGGCGCTGGATGGGTATGGGTATGGTGGTTCAGTAAATATAAGACCGGCCACGATATGCGTATTCAAGTAGGAATAATGGCGCTAGGTGCAGTGTGGGTGCTGCTATTTTTTGCGGACACAGTGCAGAATTTGCAGCCTACCAGCTTAACGGTAGTGGCAAGATTGCTGATATTAATTGGCTTGTGGTGCTGTATGCCACTACTTAAAAAACGCGAGACAAAAGAAACTGAAGAGGTGGAAGACGATGAACAAGATGCAATCTAGTGTCGCTGACGATGATATATTTCAGGCGCTACGCAAGCACTTAGAGCCTGCCAAGCTATCACAGCTGCTTGTTGATATTACCAATAAGGCGATGACTGATGACGCCTTCCGCAATACGATTATTGAGCGACTAGGAGTAACGGTGGAGACGCCAAGCTCAACCGCTGGCAGGTTGTATGATCTAACGCTGGATAATCTTAAAAAAATCTACCCCAATGTTAATCCTGATGCTATCCCTATTATTCTAAAATACGCGCCACAGTACGGCATTATCACCCACAAACAGATGTGCTCGTTTATTGCCACTTGTATTGTTGAGTCAAGCGGATTTAATGCTAAGCGTGAGAGCTTTGCTTATTCAGCAAGCCGTCTTGTTGCGGTATTTAAGTCTCGCGTACCAACTATCGCACAAGCTCAGGCGCTACTTGCAAAAGGCCAAGTTGCTACAGCTAACTACTTATATGGTCGTCGATACGGCAATAGAGCAAACACAAATGACGGTTGGGATTATCGAGGTGGCGGCCTGATCATGAACACATTTAGAGATAATTACTTTATCTTGCAAAACATGACAGATATCAAGTTTGGTGATAACCCTAAGTTAATTGAAGATCTAGACAATTCAGTACGCGCTGCTATGGCCTTCTGGCAACTGAATGGCTGCAATGAAAAAGCTGAAAAGATTAATGTTTATTCTGACGGCTATACCTTAAATACGCTTACATCAAAAGGTGTTGAAACGAAAGACTATAAAATGAATTATGGTGCTCGCATCATTCGTAATACTGTTAACGGTGGCTTTAATGGCTATGAGGATTTTTGCGAGACATTAGAAAAATGCTTGCGGTATTTATAAGTACAAAAAATTAAAAAACCCCATTCTTTAATTAGAGTGGGGCTTTTTTTGTGTCTAAAATTTGCGTTCATGAACGCAAAAGAACGCAAAAGAACGCAAAATTTGAGAGAAAGAGTGAGAGAGAAGGTAACTAAACGTCCTTATATACCACCCCAAAAACCAAGATCAGCACCTCAACTGGGGTGATTTTTATTTTCTTTTATGGTAGTTGCTTTATAAGTGAACTGTCCGGAATTTCCGGATAGTTGGTCTAAACTACACCAAAAGCTAGACATAAAATAACTACAGCCCTTATAAATCAGCCGGGAGCCATAAGAATGTGCAGTTGCTAGTAAATTTTATACAGCTTCTCAAAAACCTCATCTTGCGTCATGCCAGCCTCGTTAAAAACAAACTCTTCAATATCATTCATAGCAGCGCGCAGTCTCTTTTGACTGACTTGAATATATTGCAGCGTCACATCATCAGACGCTTTTGATGTTCTATGATTCATCAAGCGCTTAATCACCGATATATTTAGATTCAAAATATCACCAATGGTTGAGAAGGTCCGACGCAGATCGTGCGGTGTGATGTGAATGCCAGCCGCGTCACCAATGTTTTTATACTGCTTTGATATGTCCGTTAGATTGCCGTCACACTCTTTTAAGCGAGAAGGGAATAACCACGGCTCATCTTGTCGGTAATGATACCGATGGGCGAGCATAGCGCACATGACTTTACCCAATGGCACATGCAAAGTATCGCCATTCTTAGTCTCGTGAATAGTCATCGTGCCGTGTTTTAAATCTATAAAATCCCATCTGAGTGTATAACCTTCGCTGGCACGTATGCCAGTGCATAAAAATAACAGCATGATATCGCGTGCATTATTACTGTGCGGCTGCATGGTGTGAAAATCCTCACTCCTAAAATCTAGCAGCACACGCACATAGTTGCCCATCGTGTCCTCACTTAGATATGTGGTACGAGGCTTAACCGTGTTCCAAAGTTTCTTAGCCGTCAGTATCTCAATAGGACTTGGCTTGATGATAGGGGATTCAGACTTATCTAAAAAACTCAGGCGCGAAAAATTCCATACTGCATTTAAGGCCCTAAAGGTGGCATTGGCTTGTGATGGGCTTAGCTTAGTAAGCTCTAAGTGTTTTTCGGTGACATTGCTTTGCATGATCTCATTCATCGACCGATTTTGCCATTCGGACAGCTTATCTAATATCTGCCGATTGTAGGTGGCGATGGTCGATGGTTTAAGTCCAGGCTTATGAGTAATATAATATTCGTACGCTTCACCAAGTGTCGGAACTACCACGTCTTTCATGTCATCATTAAACGGGTCCTTGCCTTGCATCAAATCAGATATGACAGACATAGCGCGTTCACGTGCGTCTTGCAGAGTAATGATCGAGCAATCACCAATGACGCGGCGGTGCAACTTGCCAGCGATACGTTTGTTGATCAGATAGTTTTTGCTGGCGCTCTTGGTACAGACAGCAAAGCCGTTGACCACTTCGTCTTGATGGATGACCGCTTTTTCTGTGTACTCTAAGCTGTCAATAAACCGTTTGGTGAATTTAGTTTTTGCCATGATCGTTGCTATCCGTAGTGTGAATCTGTCTAGGTATAGTAGAGGATAACGGGAAAAATGAGAAGTATACCAAAAGTATATTTTTAGACGGTTTGATACTGATAGACAAGCCAGCCTAAAACCTACAGACAACAAAAAACCCTTATAAGACGTGGCTTACAAGGGTTTGAATTTGGTGGGCCCAGTAGGACTTGAACCTACGACCAAAGGATTATGAGTCTTATATTCGGTTAAAACAAGTGCGACTTAATGGTAACGGGTGCGTACAGATGACTACATATAATTATAATTATCAATGACTTATATCAATAATGGCAACAGATGATTTTAGATATAAACTTGTAACGACATTTTGAGAGTATACCAGTAGTATACTTGCTGGTATGTACGTAGTTTTGAAGGCACGCCATACTCCGCCTTGGACGCGATCCAAGGCAGGAAAACGGTAACGGCATTCTTAGAAAAATTCGCAATACGCTGTTATGCGTATTGCGCGGTACAGTGGTAGGCTTGCTCGCCCGCTAAGTGTTCGTCCAAGTCGCGTTTGTAGTAAACGATACACTTATGGCGCGGTTTAAAAAATGGTATGCCGTTAGAATCTTGACATCGCATACTTTGCAGCGTGGATGTAGATACACCAAGATAACTCGCTGCATACTCAGGCGTCAGTGGCGTGTTTGGTGGATTGTTAATAACAAACTGCTTCATCTTCATTTTTTCGTCTTCAGTGACGTTCTTCCATAGCTTCTTAGCCATTTTAAGCTCCTTAACCTGAGAACATTCTCACAATATTATCTAATGATATAGGCGTGCAAGCTCTTGTGGTAACGCCTCCGCCAGCCTTAACCTCGCCATTCAGGACAGGGTTATAAGCTATAATGTATAGAGACTCTAATATATCCAGCTCTGATCGCTTGCAAGTAACATAGCTAACGCTGTCAAAGTCCTTATCTTTATGTGATGTAATACGTGCCGCTATATTTATACTTTGGCCTATATAAACAATTTCACTGTTCTTAATTAGAAAATAAACGCCACATACATTGCCGTAGCTACTGGACTTCCTGACAATCTCATTAATAGGAACCAGTGAAAAATTTGTTTGACTCAATACAGGGCTGATATCCGAAAGGTTGCCAGAAAGAAAATCAATCTCTTTCAGTAATCCCTTCTTTTTAGCCTCTAGATTAGCAACCTCTTTTGCTAAATTTCTTTCTTGCCAGCTCAGATTTTTCACAAAATCATCTTTTTGCTTTTCATCGGTTGGTTGCAAATTACCACCACTATTTAAGGCAGCTGCCAATACGTCTCTCAACCTATAAACCCTCTTAAAGCCACGTTGTGAATAGTGTGGCAACTGTTTGTGATCTATCGGCTCATTATTGTTAGCTCTTTTATTTATAAAACTAGTTACTCGTGAGCCATTAATCTTTAGCATCTTATCTAGTGCGGTACACGAATATTCGCAATCAAGCTTGCTGGCGTCTATAAATTCGGGTAGCTGCCCTATAACGGTATTAGTACCACCCACCTTTCACCTCCAACGCCTTCTCACAAGCCTGCACCAAGTAAGGTCTATCCTTGATAGTCTTAACCACCCAGCGTAGAAAGCCACGACCATTAGTGTCTTTCGCCATATCAGCAATCAACTTTCCCTTATGATCGTTACCAATCGGCATAATCTTAGGAATCCGCGCCTCTTCGCTGGCAAGATACAGCTGTTCCATGCTGGTAAAAAACCCAATCTCGCATATCTCCTCTAGCAGCCAAAGTGTGAAAGTAACATCCCACCCCGCATCATGAGCATTGCGGCAATACTGACGTGCCAGCTCAGGATTGATCGCGTAGGTGAGTGCGCCTAGTGAGTGACTATCCAAGTCCGGCAGCATTGCGCGTGCCAGCGCTTGTGTGCAAATCGCTTTGTACTGGCTAACATCGACGCCAGCGTTAGCAGCGACTTGAATGTCGTAGTCTGCATTGTGACCGATGATGTAGGCTTTACCGACTGGTAGTAGCGTTGGTATAAGGTCTTTATGGTTATAAGTGCCTTTTAAGTTATCCATCGTTATATGGCTTACAGCCATAGCGCCATAGCTTATAGTACGATCAGGCGTACAAAGGATAGATAGACTGCGAGGCGCACTTGGCAGATGGTCTAAGTCTGCACATAAGGAACCTTGTTTATCAAACCGAACGTTACGCCACCCAAGCTGTGTCGCTTCAGCTTCCTTGCTAACGTCAGTCGCTTCAAAATCTATAATCATTGCTGGCGTGTTCATAATCCGACTTCCTTAGCTGTTAATAGTTCACCTTGGTTGTTAATAGGTACTGGATTCAACCAGTAAGCACCTGTAGATGTCAAAAACTTTCCGAATTCAATACCAGTGACAACAACAAAGAAAGATTTTCCAACCCCTACGCCACACATAATTGCTTTGTCACCACGTTTAAGCATTGCATGAGTCAAATCGCTTCCTGTCAGCGGCTCATGACCCGGACAACCGCCACCAAAAACATCAAACCCTTCGCAGTCGTCGCCAACTGGCATAACGGTGTGACCTTTAGACAGCAGCTTATTTAATGTAATTCTTGCTTCAGCGTCAGATAGCGGCTTGCCTTCACTGTCTTCCGAAAAATCGATAGTGCCAACTGGGTTGTTGCGTAGGCAGCCTGCTATAGATTGCTTCATATGAAAAATTGTCATGCTGTTTCACCTTTAGTAAGTTCATCCCATAAATATTCATAGTCGAAAGGCTTTGCTAGCCCCATGATTGGCACCTTTTTCACTTGCGCCTTCTTGCGGCTGGCGCGATTCTTAGCTTTTGCCATGATTAGCTCCTAATAGATATTTACTCTTCAAATCTTTTACTTGCTGATCCGTAGGTAATTGATATAATCCATCTAAAGACCACCTAGACAGATCAGAAACCGAGTAAGATAAGTGATTAGCATCACTTTCTGCATCATCACTCTCTATAACCAGCCAGCTTGCAGTAGTGTTTTTTGGCACATGCACTGTATGTAAAATATTAGCCTTTAAAAATAAAGGCTGCACCAGTCTTTGTCGCTGAACGCCAATCACAAATGCGCTGCCAGTCTTACTGAAATATCCTGCATCACTATCGACAATAGCTGAATGATAAATAAACTCAGAGAATACAAAGCTATCTTCATGATTATTTTTAGGCTGAAACGAAATATTACTTACAATTCCAGTTAACGGAATAATAGTAATATCTGATTTGTGATTATGAAAAGCCAATGACTGCACGCCCTTTCTGAAATTAGTCATAGAGTTTTGCCAAAGCGTATGATGTGTTTCAGCCACAAACATCCGTATTAATTTACCTTCCTCAGTAGTGCCCACAGATAGAGAGTGAACACCCTTTACGTGACAATTTAAAAAATGCTTCATAATCATTCTTCCGTAGTAAGTTAAATAGGGTGTTTAGGCGGTAACGCCACTTTAACGTTACCCCAGCGTCATAGCCTTGGTGCGCCTGAACTCAGACACGCATTTTATGAGCCATCACCTCACCAACTAGCTGATACCAGTTGCCTGAACGATTGATGATTGATTGGTACTAAGATTGCTTTAGCTACCCTTAGTTGAATTTAAATTAGGAATCGCTCGCGAGGGACGTATTCTTTTGACAAATAGCTAAAGGTAGGGCGCTAGCATAGCGATAGCCATTGCAATCATACTTGCCAGTTCGTTCAATCATGCCAATATCAGTTAGCAGCTCAACATGACGCTGCACTCTACGTTGTCCAAATCCTGTAGACTTGCGCAATGTTTCAACACTCACGGGCGTATCTCTATCTATAATCATCTTTAAAGTGACAAAGATAGATCGAATAGGCGTGTCATTATCTTTGGTCACATCAAGCTCCTTCTGTCTGGCTGTCTGCCATTGGTTGATCGTTTTCATCAGCAGTTCGATTGTCAGCCGCCTCTTGCTTAGCTTTATTAGCAGCATCTAAAGCCGCTATTTCTTGGCCTAACATAACGTCTAAGCCGTGATTGATACGCGCAAAATCGTCATCACGCTCGTTAGCAAAGTTGGGGTACTTTTTACGCACGCGATCTTGGTTGTTATCACTAAGCTGGCTCAACATACTCGCAAGCTCACGTAGATTTTCATCGCTCATATAGTAGTTTTTACCGCTGTTTAGCCAGTTATCAAACTGCTCCCCCGTGGCTGGCGTGATAATAAAAGGCTCGTCAGAAAATATACCTGTGCGATCTTTGCTTGATATAGCGTAATGCCCATCACGGTCAATATTAAAAACGCTAGTGAACTCGTACTCAAAGTCCTCACGCATTTCATACTTTATGCCGACCTTATGAACCTTCTTGGTCTTGCCATCCTGCACATGCTCATTCTTCATACGCACAGTTGCGATGATATGAATTTTACTGGTCACGATTTTTTCAAGAAACTTGATATGACGCGAGCCTGTTTCACCCCATGCACCAAAGCTATTACCTTTATACTTTGTCTTACCTAACAAGTCGTTAATCTCTAAGCACCCGCCTGAACCAACCCATTCGTGGCTCATGCTGTCAATAATAACGTTGTCGTAACCCGCATTTTCAGCCAAGTTAATAGCTTCGATAAAACGTTCAGGCGAGTAGGGTGCTTCAAGCTCAAGCACATCAAAATCAAATCTGTCCGAATAGAGACTGGCAGACCCATTTTCGGTATCGATAACAGCTGTCTTGCCACCCAGCCCTTTTGCAACCATTAATGCGCTCATTGTTTTACCTGAGCCGCTAACGCCACAAAGGGCGAGGCGTAGGCGTGACTTCTTTCTTTCTGCTTTATTGAATTGCATCAGATACTCCCCTTGCTTTGACCAAACACGCTATCAAACTGCGCTAGCATGTTGCTCATCATTTGTTTTTCAGCGTCAGTGCTGGCTTGCGCGCTAATATTCTCTGCTAGCCAACGTTCCTCTTCTTGATCGCGCCATTCAAATCCCGCTTGCTGCTGTTGATACTGACTCATGGTTTTGGCTCCGTAGTGGTTAGCGTGACAGTCGTACTACTGGAAGAATTAACTACCATTAGGTGATCGCACGTCTTACAAAAATAAGCCTGAGCGTAAGCACCGCCATTCATAATGGTTTGCTCTGCTAAATCCTTAAAGTCATCAGCGTTAATAGGTGCTTTACAGTCGGGACAAGAAGCTGCTTTCAGCTTAATTTTATCGACGTGGGCAACCTTCTTTTCTAAATCACTTCGCAGGCTAGAGATATCGCGCTCAAGATCATCGACCTCGTTTTGCAGATCACTACAACTGTCGCAATCCTCGCTACTACAATCACAAGTCACGTTTTCGACGGGATAAACCATGCCGTATCTAATCGGTAGGGTGTCCATTGTGACAGCCAACTCATAAGCTAAGCTGTCATTGTTACAATCAAGACCTTCATCGATAAGCTCAGCGTGGGTCATTGTTTTATAACTAATTTTGGTACTCATGACCTCACCTCACTTGCGTGCAAGCGCATTTGCTCTTTGATAATTTCCAAGTTAACTATAATCGCGTCTATCTCGGCTTCTGTATCAAACAATTCAGCGACAGGCTTGTAGCTATAAGTTGATCTAGGATGGTCGCAAACTTCTTTGGCTTCTTGTTCTGTATAAAAGCCTGCTTCCATTCGGCTATTCGTATAGCCATAGCTATCAGCTCGCCAGTAGACACCAGGTTTTCTTATTACAAATAATTTATCAACACGCTTACTCATGACTTTCTCCCATACGCTTTAGCGATGACACCATTCGCGTGAGCCGCAGTCTTTGCTTGCTGGCTAGCCTCGTACTCTTCCCAGCTCATATCGTCTGCATGATCGTCGTTGCTGTTTTCATCAAGATAAACCTTGTGCTCGTAACTGATCGCGTCTTGTGCGGCAATGCCAGTATCGATAGCGTTCGCGCCCGTTACTGCGATTGAGGCGACGACTACCGCACTTGCCAGCAGCTTGATTGTCAGCTCGACGTTGACTAACTTTAATAATTGTTCCATAATGAATCTCCGTAGTAGGAATTACCCCAGTCAAGGCGAATTGACTGGGTTTTTTTATGCCTGAATTTTGGCAAGGGCGGCAATTAAAGAGTCTGCATGTTGCACTGCTGACTCAGCTATCTTGACGCTGTTCACTTGCTTGCCAGCATGCGCCTGAATAAGACCTTGCATTGCTGATGCAGCTAACTGGTCACGTCTACTTAACTGTTCTGATTGGTTGCTCACTAAAGCCTCCCTTATTTGACTGATTGAGTTGTTACGAGATAGACGACTGCGAGCAATCGGCTATGTTGTAATAACTGGTTTAACTTAATTAGTTGCGTCTACCGCTGCCTCTAATCGTTTAAGCGCTAACCGCTCATCATCCATAGATTTACCGTTTAATTTGCCTTTTTCGATAAGTACGTCTAGTGCAGCAATAACAAGGAAAGCATCTTGCCTATGTACTTCTATATAATCTTCTCTTAATCCACTCATGCCTTTATCCTTAAAATTTTGGGTCTATCTCAAACGCTCGTAGCGCCACATATAGACGCTTGGGTATGTTCGTTGTCTTCTGCTTACCATTTGACTCGGTAATGAACTGGTAATGATCGGTACGCTTGGTTGAGCTATTTCCAGTCTCAAAATTCACCTTCTTTTGCACTGATTGGTAATGCTTGATCTTTACGAGCATGCCGTCGGACAGCTTGTTGATGATGGTTTCTTCGCTCATGCAGATACCTTCTCTGGTCTAGGAAGAATCTCGTGACCGTCATCCTTCAATGACTGCAAATAATCGCGCGCCTCTTGTTCAGTTGTTTCGTCTTCAAAAGATAAATAATCCATCAAGTTTGGAAGGCTTAGGAGCCAATCAATAGATATGCCCATTCTTATCGTGATAGTTTTTTCGCTAGTTTTAGATGTATTCGTTGACATGGTTTTTCTCCGTAGTAGTGGTCGTAGACCGTTATTTAGCGTTGCGACTTGCTATCTCATCGCTAATCTTTTCTAGCAAAACGATATCTTCATAAGCATTGATATGATTCGCTTGCTTTAGCTCAACTCGCTCTCTTAAGCGGTCAAGCCGTATTTGTAATTCATCATCTGAATACTCTTTCATACGATTCCTTTTAGTTAATACGGCATAGCCATCCGTCTAAAATGAATGGCTATTTTTTATTAACGTTTTACATTTAGCTGTTAAATAGTTTTAGCGATTGCTCGCAGGGCGTTTGCCGTTTCGATAGGATAATTATGAACCAGTGGTTCTTATACGTCAAGCCAAACATGAACCAATTATGTAAATAATAAGAACCAATATGAATTTTAGGTACAAAAAAACCACCCGTTAAGGTGGTTTGGTGATAAAGTGATGTGAAATTAATTGTTAAAGGTAAGTTTTATGCCATCTGAAATCGAAATAAAACAAGACGTAGTTCGTCAGCTGCTTTCCACCTCGAAGCTTAATTTTGAGAACATCAAAGAAATCACAGACTGTGCTGAAAAGTTAACCGATTTCATTACAGGGAAGAGTCAGAATCAGGAACCTTGCGATGCTTAACTGTAGTTAGGCATTCAGCATATAGGTTTAGGTAATACAATCTATCGCTGTTCTTTTTTGCTTGACACTCATCAAGTCCTGCTGGGTTTTCATGATTATCTATAACCAACATTAAATCAAAGGCAACACGCTCGGCGCTGTTGTCTTTCACCTCAATAGGTCCTTGAATATTCATACTATCTGCCATTATTACTCTCCTTGTTAGCCAGTCTCAAGCGTGCTGGCTAGTACGCATAAAACTAATCCCAGTCTAGCGGCTCACGATACACGCACCAGCCAGCCGGTAGATTGCTGACTGGTTTAGCATGTTTTAAAAAGTGGCATATCCAAACGTACGCCCAATCATCAGTATTCGACATATTTGCCCACCACCTTACCTACTAAGTTACATTCGCCCATTGGTAGCATTTTTTGCTCATGCCAGTTCGGGTTAAGAGGGCGCAAGTACATATCTTCCGATGTTTCGCCAAGTACCAGCTGCTTAAAGGTCGCTTCTGTATCATCGTTACACTGAACTATCACAAGATCGTTGTTTTTTAGCGCAAACAACCCAGTTTGCGGCTCAACGTAAATAATGTCGTCTGGATCAAACTTAGGCAACATGCTCTCACCTCGGACAATCAAAGCAAAGCCATTCTTTGATAGGTTTTTCGGTCTTGACACTTTGCCTATAGCGTCATCAAAAGTGACAGCCTCTACGTTAGACCAGCTGCCAGCTGCCACCCAGCTTAATATAGGTACTTCATCCGAAGTATCTGCCATAGGTGCGTTTACTGTATCTCTCGGTGCAATATTGCTATCTCTGACACCGCCACTCTCAATATCTTTTATTCTTTGCATTAACTCGGAAGCGGTTGGTTTAACCTTCTCTTCTCCCTGCCCAGCAGCAAGCCAGTTAAAATTAACATTTAGGAATTTAGCTAACGCCTCTATGTTGTGATGATCGGGTAGAGCCTCGGCTTTTAGCCACTTATTTATAGCTCTGTCAGATATATCAAAGCCAGCCTCTCGTTTTAGTCGTTGCGCCCTTCCTCTTGCTGTGTAGCCCTTGCCATCCAAAATAGTGTTCAGCCTTTTTGCAAATGCAACCTTCGCGTCATCTGAACTATTCATATTCGTTCCTTTATGAACCGTTTGTTCAATTATATTTTCTATTGTGTGAAAAGTCAGTACCTGTTAATATGAACCAATTGTTCTTAATATAGGAATCACTAACATGCAACAAACTCCATTAAAGGTATTTATCGATGATGAATGCGGTGGTGTGCTTGCTGTAGCAGATAAAACAAACCTAAGCGTTCGCGCTATTTATAAATGGGCTAAAAAAGGGTCTTTACCGCGCACTGAGTTCACCAGCGAAACAAATTACTCGAAAAACCTTTCTGATCTTTCAGGCGTCTCGGTAGATGAGATTAAAAATAGATTTAAACCTCAACCTCAACCTCAACAGCAAACCGAGCACGCTTAACCTCTACTACTACGGAGTTAAACCATGTCCACAAATCAATTATCACTCGAAAGAAGCCGTCAGTCACGCAATATGCAATCAGACATCTTGCACGCAGTTGCAGAGGTCAAGCAGGTCAAC